TCGTTGTCTCCTCAAACCAAAATAAGTATATGAATCTTAATGGAAAACTTACAACTGGTTTGAATGCTATTACATCAAGTGAATCCCTACCCATTGTATCTTTATCAAATATTGCATACGATAAGAGCGTTTTTGGTGTTGTTCATGATGTTGAGGCTATTGGATCAACCACGCGAACAAATGAGTATACAAAAGGACCTAAAGAACTTGGAGATAATAGAGTTATCGTGAACTCCATTGGTGAAGGAGCTCTATGGGTTGTAAATACGAATGGCCCTCTTATTGCTGGTGATTATATAACAACTTCAAATATTGTTGGATATGGACAGAAACAAGATGGCGATACGATCAAAAACTATACTGTTGCAAAAATAACAATGAATTGTGATTTTAACCCACCAGACCATCCTATACAAATAATTAAGAAGGACGAAAATGGAATAAATGTTCTTGATGAATATGGACGTCTCCAGTGGGAAGATACAGAAAAAATGGAAAAAATGTATAGTTTGAGATATCTAACAATCGATGGTGCGCAGACAGATCAAGCCAATGTGGTATGGACAGCCGCGTACGTTGGGTGTACGTATCATTGTGGTTAAAAAATTGTATCTCATTAATAAGAGATGGTGACAACCGATATTCAGACATTTTATGGCGACGTTGAAATTCTGTCAAATCTCACGGTAAACGCCAATACTCTGCATATAGATACGAGTTCAGGAAGGGTTGGAATTGGAAAAACAAATCCCGGATTTTCACTAGATGTTGAAGGTATCATAAATTGTGCAAATTTATATATAGATGGTGTAGAATTTACGGGTGGTGGTGGTGGTGGTGAATCGTCACCGTGGACACTTTCGGGTAGTAATATTTATTACACAACGGGTAATGTTGGAATTGGAACAAGTACTCCTCTATCATCTATAGATATTCACGGAGGTATGCGAATATCGAATGTAAGCGACTCAGCTAACATATACGTAGATATATTCAATAGTTATTATACCACAATTCTACAAACATCTATAATAGATTCACCAATTTTCGCATCTAGTGTGTATTTTGGGCAAAGTGTTGCTATATCCAATGATGGACAAACCGCTGTAATTGGGTCATATGGAAACCGTAATGTATATATATATAAAAAAAATGGTCGGTACTGGTTTTACGAGGCTACAATATCTGGTCTAAGTACTTACATCGAGTTTTCTCGTCATAGTATTGGTATATCCAGAGATGGTTCTAGAATCGTTGTAGGATCACGCGCTTATAGTTCATATACAGGTATAGTACTTATTTATGATCGACCCGGAGGCGGTATTTGGACTAGTACGTCTGCCGCTGCGGCTACAATTTTAGCAAGCGATGGAGCAGCTGGTGACGCTTTTGGATATGATGTTGCTATCTCAGGTAATGGTAATGTAGTTGTAGCGGGTGCGTATGGGGACGATGACGAAGGAGCAAACGCTGGGGCTGCATACGTAATATATTGGAATGGGTCTATTTGGGATCAATACAAAATTGTAGAACCGGATACTGTGGCAGGTGATACGTTTGGTCATGGTGTATCTGTTTCTGGTGATGGAAGTATAGTTGTTGTAGGGGCGTATATATCAGCTAAAACATATATCTATACTAGATCTGGAAATGAATGGACTCTACAACAAGGGCCATTAACCGAAAATGCCGGTAGCTATTTTGGCGTTGATTTGTGTATATCAGATGATGGTAATAGGATTATAGTTGGGGCGTCTAGATATGCTAATAGTAGTGGTGAAGCATATATTTATACCTTTTCGGAGTCTTCGTCTTCGTGGACTCCTTATGAAGCAAGACTCACACCACCAATTCAGACAAGTAACCAGTTTTTTGGTCGTATTGTTGGTATATCAGGTGATGGTAATATCGCCATATGTGGGGCGTATGGGGTCAATACAAATGAAGGTGTCGCGTATGTATTTCAAAGATCTGGAACAACGTGGTCTCTTATACACACACTTAGCCCAGGTGATGATGGAAACGCGAATGACTGGTTTGGATTTGGGGTTTCTCTATCAGGAGATGGTAATGATATTTTGGTTGGATCATCACAATATGATAATTCAGCCTCAAATACTGGGCGTGCATTCTTTTATAATCGCACTCCAATATATAACAAACTTAACATAAACCAATATGCGACATTTGCAAAAGGTTTTAGTACTTATAAAACATTTACGGGTCAACACATATGCTTTCCATGCGAAAATATGAAACAAGGACTGATAGTATCCGCAAATAAGAATAAGTATATGAACCTGAATGGACAACTTGTCACTGGATCAAAAGCTATTCAATCAAGTGAATCACTTCCAGTCGTATCCCTTTCAAATACAGCATATGATAGAAATGTTTTTGGTGTTGTAAATAGTTTTGAATCTAGAGGTACAACTACACGAAAATATAATAATATAGCTGTCACCGTAGAAGGGTTCAAGGAGCTTGGAGATGACAGGGTCATTGTAAACTCAATAGGTGAAGGCGCACTATGGGTTGTAAATACAAATGGAAACTTAGAAACGGGTGACTACATAACAACTTCAAATATATCCGGATATGGACAAAAACAAGATTCGGATACACTCAAAAACTATACAGTTGCTAAAATAACAATGGATTGTGATTTTAATCCTCCAAATATATCAGTTCAAGTCATTAAAAAGGGTGAAGACGGTATAAATGTCCTTGATGAATATGGACGTCTTCAATGGGAAGACACCAATCAAACACAACCTGCATATATTATACGATATTTGGACACTTCTGGTATCATAACCGACCAAGCCAATGCAATATGGGTGGCAGCTTATGTTGGATGTACGTATCATTGTGGATGAACTTAAAAAAAACTCTCACTATAATATAAAATGTCTGGTGGTATCGCTCAACTCGTAGCCGTGGGTGCTCAGGATGTACACCTTGTCGGACAGCCCGAAGTCAGTTTCTTCAGATCTACTTATAAACGTCATACCAACTTTTCACAAACTGTGGAACGTCAGGTAATCCAGGGGAATGTATCTAATAATGGTATGTCTACCGTACGCTTTGAACGCAAGGGTGATCTCCTCGGATATGTCTACCTTGTCCCCAATGATGGTGCTAAAACCGTTGCGATCGCGGATTGGACAACTATGATTTCCAAGGTTGAACTTCTCGTCGGTGGTCAGGTTGTCGACGAACAAGATTCAACTTTCTCGACCCTTATTGCACCAACTCTTCTTGCCACAACATCAGCCAAGTCAGTGTCGGGTGATATTTATGGTGGTTCTACCAATGAACGATTCTATCCCCTCCGATTTTCTTTCTGTGAAAACTGGCAATCCGCACTTCCATTGATTGCACTCCAGTACCATGATGTGGAACTTCGTATTACATGGGGTGCCAATGCCACAGATTCCAGTAAAAAGTGGGATGTCTACGCGAACTATGCTTACTTGGATACCCAAGAACGCGAAGTTTTTGCGTCTCAACCACAAAATATGATGATGACTCAAGTTCAAAAGGCTATCGCATCTGGTAACAAGATTCAAGAACTCAACTTCAATCATCCAGTGAAGTATTTGGCTGCTGCGGATACCAGTGCATTGTCGATTCTCAACGATGATAACAAGCTTAAGCTTCAAATTAATGGTACTGATGTGGCTGACTTCAAGTTTGCTGATCCAAACTTCACCACTGTGCCACTCTACTACCATACGTCCAATGGTTCTTTGCCAGCCACTGCTAAGACTTTGTTTACGTATCCATTCTGTCTCGATACTGGCAAGCTTCAACCAACCGGATCTCTCAACTTCTCACGCCTTGATTCGGCGCGCATCATCAACAGTGCTCGCGACTGTGACAAGAATATTTACGCAGTCAATTATAACGTACTCCGCATAGAAAATGGTATGGGTGGTCTTTTGTACTCTAACTAAATCTCTCTGTAATTAATAAAACACAATGTGGAACATTGTTTTCCTTCTTGCTATCGTTTTTGTATTGACGTACGATCCAAAATCCAGGACACTTGAAAAAATTGTTGGACAACCAAAACTCCCAACAGACAAATCCTGTCAACATGCGCATTACGAAGCCGTACAATTTGCCCAAAGTCCATACGATTGCCCCCAACCCGGTCGAACTCAGATGGGTGTCCTTACTTAAAAAGAAGAGTCACTCTTAGACTATAATGATTCAGATGGATAGAGAAACTCTAATGATGATTGCCACAATTGTGGCTATTGCGAGTGTTATTTTCTTGTTTAGAGAAGTAAACAAGACAAAAACAGAAGTTGAAAATTTTAAGAATTTTTCGTCTCAGTTCATGCATCAACTTTCCATGCAACGTGAAATTCAAGATCAGGATGAATATGAACATCAACCAGAACCGGAAGTCGAAGAAAAAATTGAAAAATTAGAAGAATAAACATATTCATTTATTATAACTTGCGAATGCGCAATGAAAAAGTACAAAGCTATAGCGATACCAGTCAGCTTTGCTGACGAAAAGCCAAAATTTCTCACGGTGAGAGATCGGCGCTTCAAGGATTGGATTTTTGTTACAGGAGGATGCAGACGGAGAGAGATCTTTAATCCTCTCCGTTGTGCACTTAGGGAATTGGAGGAAGAAACGCGAGGTACAGTATCACTCAAGAGTGGTGAGTATACAACATATAAGTTTATAGTTAGAGAAAGTCCAACAGTAGAACTTGAATACAATGTGTTTGTGTTCTTTGTAGATTATAAGAAGAATGATCAACAAGCGCTTGTAAAAAAATTTTATGAAGAAAAACAACAAACAAACATTAAAAAAATGCAAAAACAACCAATAAAAAAAACTTATGACGAGAATGATTATATGAGTTTTGATACCCTTGAAGAATTCAATACTCGTAAAAGATGGAAACTCATAGTGGATAATGTTCTCAAAAATCCAGAGTTTTATTCGTGTGTGACTTCTTTGAATAGAAAAACATTCTCTATTAAGTAGAATGAAATCGAAGTCCTATATTTTAATACAGATTAGAGATCTTTTAAAAACAAATCGTGGATTATGTGACGACGAAATTGACGAATGGGTACAGGAAAATGAAGAAAAAACTGTCTACGAACTTTTAACTATCAAGAAACATCTTTCAGAAACAATTGAATTTCAAGATGTATCTTGTATGGTGGGGTATAGAGAATAGACGCAATACAAAGGTATGTTTAAAAATTGGTGCAAAGAACAGAAATTTACAACTAAAACTAATGTATCACATGTGCTCATGGATGGAGGATTCCTTTCGGTGCCATTTGATAGATTGGATGAATTTCGTCAAAGATATATAGATGCCATTTGTTCAGGTGAACAGCTTTTTGTTGTCGAACAAAAGACACCAACTTATAACTTTTTTGTTGATATCGATTACAAGGATAATAGAGCGCTCACACTTGAAGAAATACAAGATATTTGTAAGATCATATGTGATAAAGTGAAGCGTCATGGGGGTAAAGAGTGTCTCATATCCGTGTCCCCCCCAAAGAAGAGTGGTGAGTATATAAAAACTGGTATTCATATGAACTGGAATGGTTTTGTAGTTGACCAAGTATCAGCGTTAGCACTTCGTGAACATATTTTAGTGGCTCTCTCAAAGGCAAAAGGTGCATCAGATTGGAATGAAATTATTGATTCCTCTGTATATGGAATTCTACAAAGAAAAACAAAGGGAAGTGGTTTGCGAATGCCGTGGTCTCATAAAATAGCAAAGCATATGACATGTAGTGGTCGGGGGTGTGATGGTTGCGAGAAAACAGGTAAAATAGTTGAAGTGGCGTATCTTCCCTTATTTATTTATAAACATGGACCATTAAGTAGTTTATTGAGAATTGAACAACACCCAGATGTAAATATTCTGAAAATGTCAGAAGTCCGTACAAATGAGACTTCATATGTTACAATTGAACATCCAATAGTTGTTAGGGAAGGATCTTTTAGTGACACACAAACAAATAATGAACTGTATGATGAAGAACTTAAATTAATGATTCAAGACTTTGTGCAGCAAAATATGGAAGGACAGAGTGATGCAATTATTACTAAAATATTCAAGCACATGAATACATACTTAATATCCACAACTTCAAAGTATTGTGAAAACTTAAAACGAGTACATAGTTCAAATCATATATGGTTTTACATTAGTGGTAGAGTTATAACTCAAAAATGTTTTTGTCGTTGTGAAACTATACGTGATCGTAGAGATGGATTTTGTAAGGATTTTTTTGGGAGACAACATCAATTACATCCCAATATAATAGACAAGCTATACAAAGATCGCAGTGAAATTAATTCATGTCCGAATATAAAAAAGATTGAAGAAAGACCACAAATTAAACAATCGGATGTAAAACCAAAACTTGAAACATTTATTAGACGCTTCATGAAAGGTCAAGAGAACACAAATGTTGTCAGTTTAAAACGAGATAAGTCTGGATATTTGGTTACAACGACTTCACATTATTGTGAAACTATTAAAGGTGATCATGAAGATGCTACTGTATCTTATCTGATAGATAAATATACAATTAAACAAAAATGTCACGTTTGTACAAAACAAAATACACAATCGCATCGTTTGTCCGCAAGTGTTATATCTGAATTGTATCCACCTCAAAAAAAATAAAGCGGAATATCAGAAGAATGGCACTTATTCTCATTGGTGCGTCTATTTATCTTATTGCGTCATTTATGACAGATATTGATAATAAAATTAAGATACCACAAGTTGATATATTTTATGAATATTCCGGTATTCACCCAGATTTATATAAACAATATATAGAAAATAAAAGGCTATATACGAATACAAAGGAACGTGAGTACATGATAAACGCCATAAATAGTATTGAAGAGCTTGCTCTCTACGCAGATATGGATATTAGAGATGAAATTCATGAAAAGATACTTAAACAGGAGTCTTTATTTATATAAAAATGGGAGAGACTAAAACACGTTCTGGACGTACCATAAAGAAACCGGAACTTTTTAAACCAACGGAAACTACGGTTGAGGATGATTATGCTGAAGAAGACCACGACACGGATTTTGATTCGGATATAGATACAGACGATGAATTATATTCAGACGATGATGGTGAAGAATATGACGACGACGATGAAGATGAAAATGGAAATTTGGACGGTTTCGTCGTTGATGACGAAGATGAAAGTGAGGAAGAATAGACTTAAAAAAATAAACCACTATAATTAAAATGGAAACTGATATAGGAAATCCAATTGAATACGATCCAACGATTGATTCTCTCAATAACGATAAGATTGATGATAATAGGGGTAATCAAGAAGACGACAGGTCTATGGATCAGTATTATTATCAGTCTCAACCTCAGCAAATGATGTATCAAAATCACATGAGCCAACCAGAAAAAAATGATTTGTTTTCAAGTGTTGATAAATCTACATGGATAATTGCATTTGCTGTATTCCTGTTAGGTTTCTTCATGGGTAAGACCATGCAACCGGTGATTCTTAGATACACTTAGTCCTTTCCGCTTGTTTGTGGAAATCCATGTAGCCAATTGTACTCTGGAACATTTGTATATCCCACAAATGTTCCAGTATTACTACCCACCTTTGGTGGTATAAATCGATCCGTTATAGGTCCTCTATACGTATCTTCGACAAAACCCTTCGTTGTACTTGGTTCTTCTGTGACATTTACACATGGTTTATCCTCTATTTTCATTTTCGGTATAAAAAACAAAATAAAGAAAGCAGATGTTAGGAGGAATGTTAAAATGATCTTAAACATTACGTTTTAAAATTATACTATATTTTTTATTTACGCGGATGAAACTTCTGGTTCACCTTCTTCGGGGGTATCTTCAATCTTAGCATCGGTTGATGATTCATTGTCAGATACAATCTCATGACGTTTACGACGTTCTTCAATTTCAGCGGCGACAATCGCATCAGCTTCCTTGACAAGCTCTTCCATCGGAGTGTCGGGTTTTTCCTTTCGAATACGTTCCAAAACTTCGGCTGGATGGCTGATTGGTGGTTCATCTGGTTTTGTGTAAAACTTTGAATTTTCGTCACCGGGTGAGATGTAATCTTTGGTCTCCATCATAGCAGACTTTCTTTCTTGGAACATACGAGCAGCTTGTGCTTGATTTTCTTTGTATCCAGTCATGATCTCTTCTAACTTTTCATTTGTATAGTGAACATCTTCGATCTTGGTTGGGTCTGGTGGAATCAATAACCACTTATACATGTCAACCACGTAGATATCAAATGTTGCATCTTCCTTTTGAAGACGTTTGGCGTGAGACGCAGCTTCATCGCGAGATGCGAATGCACCGCGGATTTTAATGCCAAACTTGTCATTCTTTTGCGGGGCTTCTGGACCAACAACGGAGAGGCAGGCGTAAAGTTGACCTGGAACGGTGGTATAATCTTGCTCAAGAGACATGGTATTATGTTCATACTAAGAGGTAAAACTTTAAGCCAGCTTAAAAACAATCGACGATTGTAATACAAATGCGGACATTTTGGGATAAACAACCAGTTCCACAAGATGGAATTGTTTATGAGGGTGGTCACGAACTTGAAAAGGAGCGAAATATTGTGATCGAACCACTTTCCCTTCCAAGTGGGTTTTCTTGGTCAGAATGTTCACTCGAGGAAGCCCATATACTTCTTGCGGAACACTATGTGCGAG